TTTAGAGATGCAATTAAGTAAGTCACCATCGACTCTCTCTTTTGATATGGACGGGATTAAGACTCCGATCCCTCTTACTGGACAGCCGGTTATTTTGACTGAGGATGGTACTGACATTTTTAAAGGGACTATTATCGAGCGTAATGACTCGGTTATCGGTGGTCAGATGCTCCAGTCGTATAGTTTTGTATGTCTCGACGGTTTCTTTGAGATGGATCGTAAGCTGGTAGTAAAATCTTATAACGATACTGACGCCGTTGCGATCGTCCAGGATCTCGTTAATAACTTTATGTCTGGCTTTACTCTCGACGCTCCCCTTACCTCTCCGACGGTTAATACGGCGCGGTTTAATTATGAGCAACCGTCTCGCTGTATCACTAAGATCGCGAACGGTGTTGGCTGGGACTGGTACATCGATGCAGCTAGTGTCATCCACTTTTTTCCAGTATCAGATCTCGTCGCTCCAATTGAGATCACTGACGACGCCGGGACTCTTGAGTACAAGACTCTCAAGTTTGATCAGAACGTAACCGAGCTCCGGAATAGAGTGTACGTCCGGGGAGGTCGTTACAGCGATGCAATCTCAAGCGCTGACGCTGTCGACCTTTACGAGAGCAATGGTATCGATCAGACGTTTCCTTTAGTGTATCGATACACTGACGTCGAGATTACAGTTAATGAGGTGGCTCAGACTGTGGGAGTCGACTATATAAATCAGATGCTCGACGGTGAGGCAACTCTATCCGAGGGAGCGGCGACAAGCGTCGTATCCAATGAGTTGAATGATACCGGAGCGACGTTTGTAACTAACGGGGTATCGGCCGGAGATCAAGTCCAGAATCTAACAGACGGGACGTATGCGATCATCGTGTCAGTCGACTCGGAGACGTCTCTCACACTTAATCGAGATATCTTTTTGCTGAGTGGAGACACTTACTCCGTCCGGGAGCGACTCCTCGACTGTTTATATAACTTTCAAGAGAAACTCGTCCGGTTTCCAGAGGGTACTCTTGTCGCTCAAGATGTCTGTCGAGTGTTTGGTAATGCTCAGATCCCCCTTATTGTCCAAGCCGAGGATTCAGCATCGATTGCCGCTTATGGCGAGCGTGAGGCTATTGAGATCGATAAGACTATAAACTCTATCGAGGAGGCTGAGATCCTTGCTTTCGCTCGTCTGGATCAGTGGAAAAACGGATCTAAAGAGGGGAGCTTTAGGACTCGAGAGACTGGACTGGTAGTCGGTCAGACTCTTACAATTAACTCGACAAAGTTTGGAGTCAGTGAGGATTATAAGATAAACAAGATCTCCGGATCTATGAATGGTTTTGATCAATTCGTTTATGACGTCGACTTTATTAAATCTGGAGAGACTACATTTACTGACATCATTATCGGTCTGATCGGTAAGTCCCGGGAGGAGATCGAGATCTCTCCTAATGAGGTAATCCAGCGTTTCCGTAAAGTGGACGACGCTTTCAGTCTGAGCGATATCATTGTCAGCGTAACGTCTGACTCCCCTCCTTATAATTATGGACCGGTTACGTCTGGTAATGAGGGTCGGTATAATTTCTCGACGTATACTTAATGATATACTTTATCTATGTTAAAAGACTCATTTAATTTAAAGGGAGAGGTAAAATGGATCAAGTCTAAGGATGGAATTATCCTCGCTGAGTCTGAGTTTATGCCTAATAAAGTCGTCGGTAATGCTGAGCGAGGGATTTATCTTTTTCTGGACAGACTTGTCGCTATAAATACTCACTCAGTTAATATCAGATACGCTGATATCGGAGATGATGATACTCCAGCGACGGCGTCTGATACTGATCTCGGTAATGGGCTCGTCCGGGCTCAGATCGGAGCGGTGAGTCGATCGGGACTGACGGCTGATTTTCGCTTTTTTTATGCTGATACACTGACTCCGGATGATACCTATGAGGAGTTTGGTATGTTTGTCGATGGCTCGACAGCGGTCGGATCGGGTCAGCTGTTTAACCATCTCGTCTTTAGTACTCCTCTAGTCAAGGCAAGTGGAGAAGACCACACAATCGTCTGTAGGTTAACAGCTAGTGTATAATTAAATGATATGGCAGACCAAGACATAATCCCAGACGGAGTAATCCGAGTGACAGACCATGTGATTGTACTCACGGCTGGGGAAGATTTGGATATTCGTGACGCTGTCTATGTAGATGTTTCTGACGAGGCATTTAAATGTGATGACAGCGACCCCACAAAAGTGGATTTTATAGGGTTTGTTGTAGCTGCTGCTACTGCTACAAATACAGTGAGAGTCCGTGTATCAGGTCATATGGGAGGGTTTGCTGGCTTAACACCTAATGAACTAGTGTTTTTGAGCAATATAGCTGGTTCTGTAACAGAATCACCCTCGACCAGTGACGCACAGAAACTCGTAGGGAAAGCAACTAGTAGTACAACTATTCTAATTCAAAATGAAACGACACGAGAAATAACTTACACGACTGGAGCAACATGGACAAAAAAGCCTGGATTGAAAAAATTAATTATCAAAGCTCATGGTGCAGGTGGTGGTGGTGCCGGTGGTGCAAACGCATCAGGTGGTGGTAGTGGAGGACAAGGTGGTGGTGGAGGAGGTGCCGGTGGGTATGGTTTTATAGAATTACTTAGCTCTCTACTCTCGTCTACAGAGACTGTAGTAGTAGGTACTGGTGGTGCAGGTGGTGCCGGTGGTCCATATGGCGGACCAACAGGAGCAGGTGTAGTAGGTGGAAACTCATCTTTTGGAATTATAGTTACTGGCAATGGTGGTCAACCTGGTACTGACGCAGGAGCAGGTACCGGCGGCTCGGGCGGGGGCGCTGCTGTAGTGCGTGGCGGCATAGCATACGATAGTAATGAACTTATTAGTCAGGCAGGTGGAAGCTACGTACCTCTCGGTGGCGCTGGTGGAGGGGATGGAGGTGGTAAGGGTGGCGACTCTTACGTAGGTGATGGAGGAGCACAAAGTGCACCAGACACCATCGGTAATGACGGTGATACTGGCGGGGGCGGCTCGGGCGGGGGCGGTGGTACTTACTCGGGAGGAACTGGGAAAACAGGTGGCGTTGGAGGTAACGGAGTCGTAATTGTAACTGAATACTATTAAATATGATCGTACCCTCAACTACGAAGTTAATTACAGCTACAACCACCGGAGTCGTCCTTATCGGGATTACTCCGGAGGGAGCCACGTATTTTTTTGTCGCATACTTTTTAGGAGTTGCAACCACTTTAGCTATCCAGATACTCCATAAAAAGTATGTCCGAAAAAAATGATAACAAAAAAGAAAAAAAGTCCGAGGGCATCGATGCTCGGTTTCTCTTAGGGCTGGTCCTTATTGTTTTTTTAGTGTTGGTACATACTCTCGTCAGCGAGATCCCCTTGTATCTGATCGCTGTGCCGGCGCTGCTTATGAATGTTGATTTGAAAAGTCTGGTCGACTTGGTTAAGGTCTTTTATAAAAAATAAATATGTCATTAAAATTCTTCACTACAGGATGGATAAATTACGTTATCGGATCTCTTTTAATGTATATTATGGTGCTCGGTGGCGTGACTCTCACTGATCAAGCTATCCAAGCGTCTCGAGAGAGTAAGATGGAGGCTCTCCGAGCTGACGACTTCCTATCCCTGGACTTGATAGAGACAACAAAAAAGAATTTTCTTATCGGAGAGAATCCCTCTTTTTATTTTGATATAACTTACTTTTTTTCTGGGACCGTCACTGGAGATAATGTCTTGAGGTGTGATGGATTTAGGAGCTCGTTTGGTGGTAAAGGTTTCGTCCCTAGAGAACGTATCGGGAAAGATTTTGAGGATGAGAAAGTCCCTTTTGTTTTTAACGGAAATCTCCCGGACTTTGATACGACTTGCCATTTACGGAGTAATGTAACTCTCTGCGATCAAGATTTTAAAGTCTGTCGGACTCAAACAGGTCAGTCCAATGAATTCACAATCTCCAATCACTAGCGTGATATAATATAATCATATGAAAGCTAATCCTATACATTATTATTGTCTAGTCGATAAGTCCGATCGGTCATGGAAACGCCGTATCGATGCCTTTAAAACTGAGATGGAAAGGACTCACTCTTGTATCTTTACGGTCGAGGGTTTCGATGCTGACGCCGTCGAGTGGTCTGATCGAAAGGAGCGACTTTACTTTAGTGACGATTACGTTTTTAGTAAGACGAAGAAAATCCATAGCGAGCATGGTACAGATGTCGACGCTGTTAAATTCTTTATCTCGGAGGATAAGTGGGAGCAAGGGAAATATCGACTCAAAGGATTTAAGCTCGGTCGGATATTTAACTCGTACTATGTTACAGGGACTCGACTCAAGTACGCTAAAGACACTGGAGAGCACGAGGCGCTCCACTTTGTCGACGAGTTTATCAAAGCAAATACTGGAATTGCTGTCGAGGGTATACTCGGAGTCGAGGATTTTGACGATGACGTCGTACATAAAAAAGACGGATCATACGAGTATGATTATGTCTGGGACTTGATACGGGATCATCTTAGCAATGCAGTATTTCAGCGGCGTAATAAAACGCTCACTAATCGCATCGCACAGATGCAGCTCATTATTAAATTACTGACTCAATTGCTCGGACTAATGAAGTACAAAAGCAATACTATCTATGAGGTTGATATCATAATCAAGCACACTAAAAAGCGATACAACTCCCCTCTCCGGGCTGAAAACGCGATCATCGGACATATCGATCTCGGTACTGAGGCTGGTACAACTAACGAAATATTAAACGGGACCAAGTCTGGATCCTATCACTGGTATATCCCTCGTCACGCTAAGTATGTTATCGAGTTTGTACCTAAAGAAAAAGCCGCCTGGCATAGTGGAAAACTGAGCAATCCACTTTACGGACTGGAGAAAATACTCGGAGGTCCTAACGAGCAAATCGAGTCCGGAGAGCCAAACTGGTACGCTTATGGTATATGCTACGAGGGAGCCACTGTAAACAGTGAGGCGAGTGAGGCTCAGATCGATCTCGCTGTCCAGCTCATGCGGATGAAAAAGATCCATGAGTTACCAGTGTACGCTCATTACGAGATCACTGATTACAAACCGCTCGTCGTCGAGTCGTTTGTAAGCGGTATTAAAAATCTATTAAGTAAATAATTATGGAATCACTTATACTATTGCTCGTCCCGATTATCGTGTCGATGCTCACTCAGCTAGTTAAGTCAGCTAATCGGATCCGTTTCTCTGAAAATAAGAATACAATCCTCCGATTTTTTGCTGGTACGGCGTCATTTATCGGTGTGGTAGCTATCAACTGGGCTGACGGAGGAGGTATCCCGGTCGACGAGATCGCGGTCTATGCTGAGGCGGTTATAGCTTTCCTTGCTACTCAGATCCCGTACTGGCTGGCTAAGTCAAAGAAATAAAGCAACGGCACAAACAAAAAAGCTCCCATCTCTGGGGGCTTTTTTGTCAGCTGATCGGATCCTCGGTAAAAAAAGAGATAACGGATCCGCTCGAGTGCTCGTACAACGTAGAGCGGTAAAGCGTGACGGGTAACAAATCCGTCACTCCTTAAATATATCATGCTATCCCCAGATATGCTATACGATATCATACTGATATGTTAATATAAAAGTATGGAAAAAGAGATAACAACAAACAGGACGGAGATTATTTATGAGCTCGCTAAGTATGCTCATCCGAGCTGGTATCACTCTCTCCTTAAGTGGAGCACGTATCACTTGAGCATTTTACTAGATTACTATAAAGGAGAGGGATCGGTCAGTGTTGGATTTACCGCCACTGAGTACAACGGAGAGGACCTTGCTGATTGCGATTTAATGGAGCTAAGCCTTACGAGAGTATGAGCTATAAAGTACACCTCCAGGGATACATCATAATCGATGAGGCGAGCAACGTCTCGGAGGCTGAGTGGGAGGCTCGGAATAAACTCCAGAGACTTAAGTCTGACGGAGCGATAACTATCGGAGTCCGGACGACTGAGTTTATATGCGATGACTGTGACGGCGAGGGTGAGGTATCAACTGACGAGGATGATGGAGAGGGTCACACTATGCGAGGTGTCGGTCTCAGAAAATGCCACTGTCAGATCGATAAGGATCAAGGGTCACTCCTCTAGCGACTAACCTCGCTATCGGTCTCCAGGGGGAATGGGGATCGATCGCGGTGCTCGTCATCGCTTTATTAACTAACATATAGCTATATGTCAGAACAAGAATTAAACACAGAGGGACCGACTCCATCAAACGAGGCGGCTCCGGCTGGAGGTGTTGATCTCGCAAGGGACGCGGCTCGAGCGGCTGAAACTGAGGGAGCTGAAACTCCTCAAAGTACTCCAGCGCCGGCTCCGGATGCTGTACAGGATCCAAGTGCCGACGACGTAACGACTAGCGGTGAGCCTCAAGAGCGAGCGGCTGAGACAACTGGAGAGGATGATACAGTAGTAGACGAGGCTCCGGAGACAGAAGTCCCGGACACTGAGACTCCTAGCGAGGAGACTGCTCAGTAGTACATCAACAAACACTCGAGAGAGTTAATACCTCCGAGGGGATCTGACAGTGGTAGGTCGGATCTCCTATCGATGGCATTAACTAAAATACAAATCGTAACGGCGATCGTCGGATACATCATAGATAATGGACCGGTGTCTCACTCCTCACTCCAGGATCGAGCTCAGTCTTTTAACTGGTATACGATGGATCGTTTTGATAAAGTGATCGAGACCATACATCGACATCCTCAGATCAGTACCTCAGTAAAAGACGACGACGTTTATTATAAAAAGAAAATCTCGCGTCCTCGTAAAGCCGTCTCGACCAGTCACCTCGACTGGAAAAACGAGCCGGGGAATTATCCGGAGGGTGACGAGATGTCCGGTATACATCCAGTGTTTGAGGAGGGAGATAAAATGTGTAACTGTGTCCATATGCTATCAAGAGACGAGATTATCGAGTATAAAAAAAGAGGATCACATCATCGCCACTGTAATAAAGATCCCGATCGCGCCGCTGAAATTACAAATCTATATAATAAATACTATGGGAGAGAGTCAGATCCAAACGAAAATAATCAAACAGCTCCAGAGCAAGGGAGTCTATTGCTGGAGACAGAATAACGGAGGGACCTGGGATCCTAAAATGTACGGCGGTCAAGGCGGCTATCGTGCGAGCTCTCAGAGTAAAAAAGGGATCGCTGATATCCTCGGAGTGCTCCCGGGCGGTAAGCATCTCGAGATCGAGGTCAAGAGTAAGGTCGGTAAACAATCCCCGGACCAGGCGATCCACCAAAAGAGGATCGAGGCTCTGGGAGGCGTGTATATATTAGCGAGGAGTGTTAAAGATATTGATCATTTATGAAATGTATCCTCTGTACTAAGCAAGGTAAACCAGTTAACGGACTAAAGGTGGACGTCGTCGCGTGTGATGAGCACTCAAAATTGTATAAAGAGCTAGAGACTAATCACGATAATCGGACGTATGGTACAGTCGCAAACGATAATCATATGTACAAAAATGGACGGCGTATACGATAGTGTGATATCATATTAAAGTAATAGAGATAACAAATAATTTATATATGAGTACTGATAAACAAATAACGGAGGTAAAGGACCAAGTCGGTAAGATGAGCGAGGCTATCGCTAGTCTCCCGGCTGTCATTACTACTCAAGAGGAGTACGACGCGACTCACGAAGTCGGGAAAAAGGTCGGTGCTCTGCTTAAGAATATCGACAAGGAGGAGAAGTCGATCACCAAGCCGATCAATGACTCACTTAAAAAGATCCGGGATATGTTTCGACCGTTTAAGACTCAAGTCACTGAGGTCAGTAACGATCTAAAAAAGCGACGTCAGACCTGGATCGATGCTGAGGCTAAAAAGGCTAAGATCGAGGAGGAGCGTATCGCTAAGCGAGTGGAAAAAGGAACGATGAGAGAGGACACGGCTGTCGGTAAGCTCGCGGATATTGAGACAGCGGCTCCGGATACTAATGGAGGTATGACGTCGGTCCTAGTCGTAAAGGTGATCGATGTTAAACTGATCCCGGAAAAATACCTTACAGTTAATGAGGCGGCGATCAAGGCTGATCATCGTGAGGGTATCGAGGTCCCAGGTGTCGAGTGTAGTTATGAGAAACGAGCGCGTAATTAGTATGATTAAAATGATCCAGCTCCCAGCACATCCTCGATATGATAACGTCCGGGCGATATCATGGTCCGACGTTACTGCTATCGAGAGCAACGTCGAGGCGTGGTATAAGCGAGCGACTGGAGTGATGAGTAAACGCGAGAGTCCCTCTTTATCTTATGGGACTTTTGTGCATAATCAGATCCAACGTCGCAAGCTAAAAAAGATCCCTCACGGCGATCATCCAGAGGAGCCGGTGATACATGAGATCTCGTATAAAAAAGGATCCAGGAGGACTCCTTATAAGTTTAATATCGTCGGTACTCCGGACGATGCTGATCTGACGACGATCTATGAGTATAAAACTGGACTCAAGTTATGGTCCAGGAAACAAGCGGACGACCACGGTCAACTCCGGGCGTATGCTTTATTACGTCGATCCGTTACTGGAGTAGCTCCGAAACGTGCTCTCCTCGTCTCCCTGGAGACCGCTGACGACGAGGACGCTGGGATTTATCTAACTGGTAAGGTCCGGACGCTAGAGGTCGTTATAACGCCTCTGGAGATACTTAAGATCCAGGCTCGATTTATCGCCGCGTATGAGAAAGCGATGGAATATATCCACAGTCTCGAGGCTTGATAAATATATGATAGTACGATATCATACTTGAGTAACGCCTTTAATTAGTTACACAATCATTAAATAATCGACTATATGTCAAATACAAAATCAACAAAAGCAACGACCAAAAAGGCTCCGGCTAAGAAAGCTGGACTATCAGAGGAGCAACTCGCACGACTCAAGGAGCAATCCGGAGTACAAGCTGGAGGCACACGGCTCCCAGTATTAAACCGAGTAGCGTTAAATGGAAACGCTGACGCTGTGGAGGTCGAAGGGACTGACACAATGAAACGACCGGAGGTAAATTATAGAAAAATGATCATGGTCGGTAAGGACTCAGACGCTCGTCCAGAGTCGGAGGATCTAGGATCGCCGCTCGAGGTCACGTTTGTAAAGATCCGACGACGACTAATCGCTCGAGACTCGCAAGGGTTCCAGGTAATGAGCTCGTCTCAGCATGGACATCCTAATCATATCGTCGCGATCTGGTCAGATAATAAAATGATCGCTAAAGGATCCGCTCGAGAGATGCGAGAGAAATACGAGGATCTCCGTACCGTACAGGAAATTTATGTCCTACTACCAGACGGAGAGCTTGCTATCTTGATCGTCAAGGGAGCGGCTCTAGGGTCTAAGACTCGAGATCCAAAGCTGGACAGTTTTTACGACTACCTACAAAAGCTCGACAAAACTGGAGGTGTGTTTATGCACAAAACTATCCTCGGAGGTGTACTAGAAAAGGGAGCAAAAGATTTTTACACAATGACGTTTGAGATGGGACGTCCGTGTACAGATGAGGAGCTCGCTACAGTACTCGATCAGTCTGACGAGTTGACTGAGGTGATCACTAAGTACGACGAGGAGCAAGCATCGATCGTTATGACTGACG